CAATGAACGTATAATACTTATCAGTAGTACTCGCAGCGCCGGTGATGTTCTTTACGAAATTCTCGGCGTTAAGAATCCTAAATTGATCCGATATAATTGCAGGCATTTTAGAACAAACAGGGGTTTTCCTTCTTAGTATTTATTGATTTAAATTGACCTAGTTCTGTAGATGAATGGAGCGGTTCCCAATCCAACAATTCCTTGGTCTCGATTAACGGTAAATTCTTGAGGTTTTCCTAAAACTCTATTTCTATAGTCAAAGATTTTACCCCAAGAATAGTGTCCATAGAATCCATTAGTGTTAACTCCACTAAAGTCTTCACCTCTTTGATAAACTTGAATTGAATAACCAGCGACTGAAATGTCATTCGCTTGGAAGTTGCAAGTCACCGTAACAATACCCGCTTGTTGCGTTGTTACTTGTTCAACTCTATAGACACCATCGATAAACTGTTGTTCGGTACGCATGATACCAATAACAGAATCTGGATAATTAGCCATTCCATTCAATCCATCTAATGTAGTAATTCCAACCAGAGTTTGTCCAATTGAAACATTACTATTCTGAATTACAAAATAATCACCTTTAGATAGTTGACTGTAAGTAACGCCAAATGTGTTGAGCGAAGAATAACCAATTCCAAGAGCAGTATTATCATAAGTATCGGACTTAAGAATAAACTCAATCTTAGGTGATGTAGTTCCGATTCCAGGCGTGCCGGCAGGGAATGTTGTGATACCAATGATTGAACCAAAATCACCAACGGCCTTAATAGAATCAATCTCCTCTTTTTTAATAATAGGACTTTCTATCAATACTGATGGAGGGTTGTTTTGAGAATAACCAAAACCACCGTTAGTAATATTAACTGAAGTAATAATACCAGAAGTTTGAGATGTTTGAGCGGTTGCTCTGTTGAACACTTGATCGGAAACAACAATTGTAGATGCAGAACCAACTACAATATATCTACCATCAATTCCATAATCACCAGAGAATAACAGACTCTTAGGAGTTGCAGAACCCAATTCAGAAATTGGTCTTTCAATCCATGTTTCAAGATCGAAAGAATAATAAATCTTACCACTATCATCTATAGCAACATAGATATTTTCAAGTTCGATAGTTACGAAGTTAACAGATACATTAGTTGTTACCTTATTCAAACCTGCAAGAGAAGTTCCAGTGACAATAGTTCCACTAGATCCACAGATGACATAAACTCCATTTTTGTAAATTACCTTAGTCAAGTTTTGACCAACAACACCTGCAACACTAGTAGAACTCCAGATTTGTCCATTTGGTGATGTCAATATAGTGCTGTTATTTCCGACAGCAATGAACCCTTGAGGACTTCCTGCGACACTATTAATACTTTGAGTAGTATTAGAAGTTACACTTGTAAATGCAGTAGTTCCAATACCAGGACCTCTGAAAATAGATCCAGCAGTTCCAACTATAGACCAGACATCAAGGTCAGAGTTATAAACAATGTCTTTCAGATGTTGTCCATTATCACCATAAGTACTTTCTATAGTATTAGTTTGTCCAGTAGCTGGTTCTAATCTATCCTCTTTGAGAGTTAGTTGAGTCCAACTTGAATCAATAGTTTGACCATAACCAATACTCCTAGTTACATATCCATATTCACCGACAGTGATGTAAATATTGGTTCCGCCAACTGCGACAGAATTAAATACAATTGTATTTCCAAATCCAACAGTATTATCAAACCAAACATCAGATCCTGCACTAAATGCATATCTAGAACTACTTCCAACTGCAATGGATACATTTCCTTTTTCAATATCATTGAATGTGTATATGTCGGTAGTTAGTCCAGATGTCGTCTTCCAATCATTAATTGGATCTTTAGATACAATAGCACTAGAAGAAATATTGATAACAGGATTATTTGTAAATGCATAACCAACACCACCATTGGAAAGTGCAATGGAAGAAATCGTTGATGCAGTAGAAACAATAGCGGTTGCAATTGCAACTTCTGTAGTTCTTTCATCAACAATAATTATGTTTCTATCATCTTCAGAGAGAGTGTCAAGTTCACTAAAGATTGGGAATGCATTATCAACATATATTTCAGTATCAGTAGGACCTACATCGTTGATAACTTTAGCATTTGGAATAATTTTTCCAGATAATCCAGGTCTTGATTTAGGAATAATAGCACCATTAATGATTCTATCAAATTCTTGTTTTCTCCAGGTCAATGGTCTAATGTTTTCTGGGTTAGTGTCAATACCTACACTAGCATAAGTAAAGGTGTCAAACTCATCAGAAGCTTGAATTTTCTTGATCACTCTTTCAAATTGATCTCTATCAAGGGGATCTTCCCTATTCTCAGCGATGATTACACCATCACCTTCTTTTAGAGTTGGTGCAGGATTAACAGTTTCAACATCAATACTTGAACCTCTGAAGAACATCACTGTGCAAGTTGAATTTGGTTTTGGCGCCTCAGTGAAGATAACTCTAGATCCACGGAAATTATAAGCTTTTCTTGGTTCCTGTAGAATATCATTAACGTAAATAAAGAGATTGTTTTCAAGAACTAAATCAGAACCTTCTAATGTTCTAAGACTCAAGATATCCGTGACTCCATTCTCAGTTACAGTTAAAGTAAATTTCTTTCTAAATCCATTGAACTTAGAAGAGAAGTCATCAAAGAGAATAAATTGACCAGGATAGAATCCAGCAAACTTATCAGTCTGAACTTCCTCCACTGTAATTTGGAACTCTTCAAAAGAACTCGCATTTGGATCTTGAATTAGTCCAGGAACAATTAGTTTATCACCTACTTTGTAAGCTCTTCCATGATCATCGATTTCAAAATCTGTGATACTTGAACCGACTCCTATCTTAACCTTTGCAGTTGCCTCAATACCGATACCAGTGCTCACACCAGCATAATGGAGATCCATGTTTGAATATCCAGCTGGTTCAGTTATGATAATAGAAACTGGGTTGTTAGGGTCATATCCTAAACCAACTGTAGAAATATCAAGAGAAGTAACAGTGCCGCCAGCTCCAAGGGTTGCAACGATAGAGGAAGCAACACTAACATTACTAGAAGATGCAACACTTACAAGAGGTGGAGACTGATATCCCCTGCCACTACCAATCAACTTAACATCATAAATTGTTCCTGGTTGACCCGTATAATCAAGAGTACTCAATGTTGTTTCATCCAATATGAAGAACTTATTATCCCCAAAGAAACAATCAGTTGGATTCTGGAAAGATTGAGATCTTATGTAGGATGCTGTTCTTACATCACCTGGAGTGGATAATTTATATTCAAATACTGCGTCATCATCTTGGTCAACAATATACATGAAAGAGTCGCTATGAGCAAATACAATTCCTCTAGGAGAATTGATTGATGGTCCACCAGCAAATTGAGTGACCCCATTTGAAGAATCAATTTGAACAAAAGTACTCAGTCCAACATTATAAGAATCGAGGTCCCAAGAAGTGTCTAATTTAATCTGAACAATTCCATTCTCTTCAAGTAGATAAACATAAGATCCTGTAGAAGAAATTCCAAGTCCTCTTGGAGTTACGTCACCGTTTAATACTGGGTTTTTAATAGAATTGAGAGTGGAAGATTCAACAACATTTGTAGAAACTCCAACATTTGATGTGTAATCATATACAGTTGCGAGAGTTATCTTCTTAACGGACTTGTTTCCTGTTCCAGTAAACCACAATTCAGAACCATCATCATTAAATGACATACCATGTACGGCAGCATCATGATTGAAGGAAACAGAAGTAATTCCAGAAATACTATCAATCGCCCATGCAGTCGATAAAGCACCAACAAAAATAGCATCAGGTTCGCCCGTCTTGTCTGCATAAAGAACTTTAGTACCATCGGAACTAAATGTTAGAGCTTGTCCATCTTCAGCAGTTGTAGAAATTGAAGTAGTTACTCCAGAAATACCACCACCGACACTTGCAATACCCGCTGCAGTTAAAGCAGTTTGATATCCAAATCCAGTGGTGATTGCAACTTTAGAAATTCTTCCTGCATTTGGAGTTCCAGAAAGGAATCTCAAAACGTTTTCTGAAGATCCATCAACAGTGAAATCCTGTCTAGGACGTTGGAAAACATTGTTAATGAAGATGAATGGATTATTGTTAATGTCCGTTCCTTTGTTTACATCATTAAATGCTGCTTGTGTTGGAGCGTCATTAACTTTAAGACTAAATTCAGTTGCAGCAATACCAGTAAATGCAAGAGAAATATCATCAAATATTACATTTTTATCTTTAGCAAGAGTGGGATCAAATCTTCTACTAAATGCTCTACCGTTGAAAGTAGATCCAGTTTCTAAACCGACTGGACCAATTTTACCGTAAGGTGGAGTTGTGAAGAATATAGTATCGCCTACAATATTGTAGTCTCCAATTACAATAGTTGCAGCAACACCTACTGTATACGCAGCACCAGTTGTACCGAGATATTCTCTTTCAACTTCAAGAACATTAGTTCCTGCAACACCAACAGACTTAATTAGAATATACTCATTATCTGTGTTGATAATATCACCTGGTACAACTGAGTTAATACCTACAGAAACTGAAATCAGATTTGTAGACAGTCCAACTGCAGATCCAAAACCGATCTGAAGATTCTTTCTTCTTAGTTGATTCTGAACAATACCATCAATTGCAATACTAGTACTTGGATTTGCATCCTTAATTTGGAAAGAAGCATTTCCTGTGCCGATAGAAGTAATATCGAATGGAAGTGCAGTACCTAATCCAGATAGTTTAAATTCCGAATCACTTTCTTTTAATACGAATACTGAATCTGGTAAAGTATCCCTACCAAGAACGCTTGCTGAGAACGTAATATCGTCACCAGGTGTTACCCCACCAATATTAGTTCCAGAAACCGTAACAACGGAAGTTAATGCATAACCAGATCCACCTTTAGAAACTATTGCATTTAAAATTTGACCAGTATTGTTTCTACTGATAGTAAATGAAGCACCAGATCCAACAGTAGAAGAACCAGGAATGTTTGTATATGTGTTATTTGCTTCAGTTTGAATTCCAGTTGGTCCTACAGATGTAACAGTAAAAGTGTAATCATTTGCGGGAGAAGTTCCACCGAAATATGTACCACCAATCGTTACAACCTCACCCACACCGAAGTTCTTACCGGCCTGAACAAGAGAACCCGTTGTGGAAAGTGCAACACCGTTACCAGCGCTATAAGTGACTATAACGTCAATCACAACTGCCTCACCATTAGTAGCACCAGTACCAACAACATCATTAAAAAGTTGTGTAGTTGGTCCAGGTGGTACAAGAACAGTTGCAACACCTGTTACTGCGATTGGTTGACCAATTCCATTATTCTTAACACCACTACCAGATATATTATTAACCTCCATGAGGACATCTTTATCACCAGATGTATAAGATGTGGTTGCAATACCGATTCTTGTTCCACCTGAAGGATTGTAAATTAATTCTTGACCAGATTGGAAGTTATGATTTTGGAAAGTAAAGATATCATTAACAACATCAATAACTGCAGAATCTCCAGAGTCAAAACTCTTCTTGAATAAAGGTTCAGAATTTGAAGTCAACTTGAATGAAGAAAGACCAACTACAATACCACCTTTAGTTAAAGAAGGTTCTGTGATTATAGATGGTGTTTGATCTGTGCCGATTCCAATGATATTGGTAACAATACCAACATAGTTACGTAAAGAGTATCTTACATTGGCGCAATCTCCAGTACCAAATCCAACTGCAGGGATAGATGAAAGACTGCTATTTCCAATAGCAACAGTCAGAATACCAACAAGAGACTCGATATCAGTTTGAATGTTTGCTGTGTATGCACTAGCACCAACTCCAGGTTGGTCTAAAGGCACAAGAGTATCATCAGTATAATATAATTCATTTCTAACTGCCTTCTTCATGTAATCCATTGCGGATCTAAAGATGAAGATAGACTCAGCTTCTTCATAGACAAGACCATCAGTCTTTTGATTGCCCTGTGCATCGAAGTAGAACTTAGTGTTTCTTATCGTATGTTGATTACTATCATATGCAATATCTTGTGCAACACCATCAACTATAAATTTAAGATCTCTAAAACACTTAGCAACACCAGTGGAATAAGTTCCAACATTTTCTGCAGGTAGAGAACTAATAGTTGCAACACCGATAGGTCCAGTTACCACTGCAGAAAGAGTGATAATTGTATTTTGAACATCTTGACAAGCATCAATTGCAGTGTTTGAAACAGTTGTGCCTACACCGTAATATGCTGGTCCTTCAGAAGCAGCATATGTAACTCCCAGACCGTTTCTAACGGCAATTCTCATCTTGTTTCTTGCAACATCAAAGAGGTAATTAGTTTCTTCTGCTTTGATGACTAACTTATCAGTGTCGGGCATTGGCCCATCAAAATAATATAGAGCTTCTTGTCTGGAATATCTGTTACCACCAGTAAACAGATCAGTTGCAACTGCATCAACAAATCGTGCTAGAATATTTCTAGCTTTAGTTTCTTGAGTCGAAATACCAGTGTATTGTGCAATACCCGATGTCATTGTTTCGTCAATGATTTGTTGTGTATTTTCTTTGATTAACTTATAACCAATTGCATATCTATTTTGTTCTTCATTAGCAGTACTACCTGGAATAATGAATGTTGGATAAGGAACGGCAACTGATGCAAGAGCTTTATCAAGAATTTCTCTCTTGTTTTCAACAATAAGATCTCTTGCATCATGGTTAAGAACGAAATAATCATTTGCAGGATCCTGAAGAACACTGAAATTAAAGAGTTGAGATGTTCCTGTTTGGTAATACGTTGGTGGAGTTTGATTATTGACAACATACTGTCCTAAGAAACGTAGGTAATTCAGTCCATAGATGGTTTCGGTAGTATTAATACCAATTGAATTACCACCACTCCAGTAAGAAGATGCAACGCTAACAGTGTGACTGTTTGAAGCATACTTTAGATCCGAAGAAACAGCATCGACTACTCTACCAACCTTAGATTTAAATGCTTCTGCATTATAAGATGTACTAGAAGCAAAACTAACATAGTTGTAATTTACTTTTGCTAGCATTTCATCAATTAAGAATTGCCTATTAAGATCTAAAAGATCGGAAGCATCTGCATAAGTACCATCTAACTTTTGTTCAGAACTGCCATCGAATTGATCAGAAATATCATCAATTTTAATAACCTTGTTGGTTTTACTCAGAATGAAACTCTTAATTGGAATTCCACCATCCATATAGATTTTTTGAGTAGATCCGTCTGGAAGTAGATCTTCCTCATAGACCATATTAAATCCATATCTATCTTTGAAAGATGCTACTTGATCAATATTAACCAGTAGAGAGGATGTACTATCTACAACGGTTGGTTTTAAGTCTGCAGATTTGGCAATACCAACTGAAACTTCCTGTGATGTTGGTTGGGTAATAAATTCAAAGTCAGAGAACTCTTTGAATCCAGATGGATGTACAAGAGATCTTACTGGTTCCTTCCACTTGTCATAACTTAGTTTACTCTTAATAGAATATGAGAACTTCTGATAATAGAAGTTATCTGAAATCCTCTGTTGGAAATCATTCAGAATACCAACAGACTTGTCCAATTCGCCAACTTTGTCTCTAGAAACCCCTAAAGTAGAACTGAGATTGAAAATACTAAAATACTCAACCGTTCCAATTACTTTAGAACTTTCACCAGTAAGTTTGTCTCCAACTCTAAGTTGTCCAAATGATTTACCAACTCTAAGTTGATTAAGATCATTATCCCAACCACCCTCCATCGCTACTCCAGAGAATGTGGGTCCAGTTACTTTTTCTTTGGAGAGATAAGCAACGTCATCTTTCAAGACCATCTCGAATTGTGGCACTTGTTTCTTATTAACAAGATAACCTAGAGTAATTGCATCATCATAAACACCGAAAGTACCAGTAGCAATACCTGTCATGTCATAGGTGACAGTATTGTTGGTAGTGCTGATTCCAGTTACCTTGAAGAACTTATAACCATATGCATCAGAGTTAAAGTTTGCTAAATGATCAGAATCCGCAGTTAGTCTGCAACCCTCAACAAATACTTCATCACCGACATCGAAGGGGAAAGATGTGGTAACACCAGAGGTAAGAATATCTGCATTAGATAGTTCTGCAGTGATTAATGTTCCATTAATGGAAAAGAAATCAATATCAAATCCTTGAGAATGGTGAATAGTAACAATATCAAGGGCTGAAACAAAGTCAATTGCGTTTTCAGCCACATCGACTTTAGTGATAGAACCACCCTCTAAAGTTGGAATTAGTTTAATACTTGTTTTATCTGGAACAATAAGAGTTGGAGTTTGATTATAACCTCTACCCCCTGTGGTTATTCCAATATAATCAATAGTTCTAATATCTTTTATGCCCACAACAGAAGGTGTGCTTAAAAGTGGGGAAAGAGTAGGATCAGTTGGATAATCAAATCCATCCTTAACTCTTTCATATTTTTCAACTCTACCAATATCATTAGAAATTAGTTTAATATTTGCATCCTTTCCTTTTTCAGTTTTAATACTCTCAATGAGAGGTAATCTGTCATATCCAACACCTGCAAAGTTAATTCTGAGTTTGTCAATTGGTCCATTTGCAGTTTTTGAGTTGGTTGTATAACTTACCGTAGTATTAGAACTATTGTAAGAAGACTTTTCTGCATCACTTGGTCTTCTAATGAGATTAAACAGATAGGTGCTATCATCACTAACAGTGATAATGTAATCTGTATTCAGTGAGTGTGGAACAATATCTATTTTGTTTGCACCTACTACCTTCAAATCTCTGGAAATTTCACTCTTCCTTACATCGGCAGGACCTTTTGGAATTAGAGTGTAATATAAGGAGGATGGAATATCATTATTTGTTGTTTTAATTTGTACTTTCGCATCTGGATCGCCAGGAATTCCTTCTCTGGTAATAGCAAATCCTTCTTCAGTACCTCCCACAAGTTCTAGTCTTCTGGTAAAATCAGGATCTTCATAAAATTCCAAGTCCATCTCAGAAACACTAGAATCTGAAATATCAAAACTAATGGTATCGTTTTTGATGAATCTTAGTGGAGGATTTACTCTATACAGATTATGATCAGATCCACCCACAGTGGTAATATTAATAGTTGCTCCCTTATCAATATCACTTAGATATTCGGTAAGTTTAATTTTGTCTTTATCTGTTTTAGATACAAAATAACACTTATTATTAACAAGTCCACCTGCGGGATTGTCAGAAATATAAACTACTTTTTCTCCTTGCTCAATTTTCTTTCCAGAAAGATCTATAGTATTATCTAATGTAGAAATATTACTGGCCCCGAAAGAAACTGGACCTGTGGTCATTTTTCTGATTACAGGATTATAGAAAACTGATATACTATCAACTTCTCTATTGTTGATGGCGAATGTAATTCTATCTCCAGTACTCAATCCATGAGTTACTGCAGTACCCACTACTGCACTATATCTCTCAATACTTCCAGTAATTTCTTTATTAATAGTTGAAAGAGAATGTGCAGCACCGATCAAGGGGAAACTTGAATCAAAGTTCACAAACTCCGCAGCGTTTAACTGAGTTCCAATACCAGTAGTTGAAGTAAATCCAATGGTAGAAATGCCAACATGATCTTTACCCAAGTTTACTGCATATACCGACTGGCCATTGATAAGTGGTATAGAAACACCAGAACCAACATTGTTAATGTATAGAGAAGTACCAGCAAGTCCTATATGATACTTTAGTTCTTGTCCTGTATAGAATTTGTGTTCAGGAATAAAAATAGAACTCTTTGGCACAGTTCTGTATTCAACGATGGTTCCACCTATACCAAGAACTTCTCTTACTGATCCAGTTGTTCCAGTACCTACGGTAACTTTCGGATCAAAATAAGTAACTTCATTAGTATAAACATAATCATCGGGAACTTCATCTGGATTAAGAGTAATCTCAAAAACGGTTGGTTTTAATGTAATAAGATGATTATCATTAAAAGCTGTATGAATTCCTGGATACTGTAATCTATTAATATCAAAGGCAGAATTTTTCTTATCAATTCTAATAATTCTACAAACTTCTGTTCCGATTCCGATCATATCTTCTACACGGAATCCACTGATATCATTAACGTAAATTGTGGTGGTAACACCAGTAGCGCTGATCATGTCAGCGGTCAATTTAGTTGTCTTATTTCTAATACTTACTACTCTATCGCCTTCTACAGACTTTGCAGATGTTGTGGAAATACCAGAGATATTGATAGTTTCATTATTTAAAATTTCATGAGGATCCGTAAGTTTACACTCTACAGTGTCTGATTTTTTAAAGTCAAATACAACACCAGAAGTTACTGTTTCACTTACCCCAAAAGTGCTAACAATTTTACCTTTGATTTTAGAGACGGCAATATTTGCACCGCTACCACTTTCACCCCTATTCTTAATTACTAAGCTGTCACCAATTTTATATCCATCTCCTGGAGAAAATACTGAAGTATCTTTAATGCCAGAAGTTCTGATCTCCGATACTCTAAATTCTTGTTTGAATTTATCATCAACTTTATCAATTGGTCTATACTTAGAATTATTTGAAGTAATATAATATTGCGATACGTTTCTAGTTAAACCATGATCAATAAAATTGATATCTTGATTAATTGATGGTAAGAAATTTTCTTCAATTGGTTGAGAGTGGAAATATGGTCCAATGAAGTATGGATATGTTGGTTGAGATTTTCCAGTTTGATCAGTATTTTGAGAAACAAAATACGCATAAGTTCCATCAGGATATTCTGGAGTTTTGCAATATCTTCCATTATTTTCATCAAGATCTCCAGTTCCGTTATAAACGTAATCATTTACAAAGAAACCTGCAGTAAATGTTGGATCGGGTGGTCTAACTCCAGGTGTGTTGTCTATACTGATTTCATATCCAGTTTTAATTTGTTTGATTCCACCACCAAGAATATTTTGATATCCATATGGACCATAAATTGGATTGCCATCATATGCAAATCCTACAATTGGTGAGTGTACTTTGGTATTTGGAGTTTCTACATTATTCTGAGTAAAGTTATCACCCAACTGATATCTTAGTTTTTTAGGAACGAAGAAATTGACAAACTGAAGTCCTAGAGTTTCATTTCTACTTGGTAGTAAAAATCCATCATCTTCATCAGAAATTTCATTTTTAAGTTTTTCAACCTGGTTAACTTTCCAGTTAGTTACATTAGCTAAGAATTTGGCATTTTTACCTCTAGCATCAACAGAAAGTGTAGTGCTACCATTAACATAACCAACACCACCGTTTATAACTTTAACTGCGGTAATTTTGCCACCTTCTACAGTAGGAACCAAATCTGCAAAGTTTCCTTCACCACTAACAATAATATCCGAGTCTAATCGATAACCGTGACCTTTATTAATAATTTTAACGTCAACAATAGTACCATCTACAATGATCGGTGAAAGAAGGGCTTTACTTTGTACTTTTGTGGTTCTTGCATCTGGTCGTCTATGGTAATTGAATTGACTTGTACATCCATAAGCAACTCCACCATCTTCGACATAAACATCATCAATAGATCCAAGAATTTTAGGTTCTAATTCTGGTTCTACAATATCAATATCTCCTTGTTCTGCAGTGCTCACAATACTAATGACAATTTTAGGATATGCAAAAGTATGAGTTCCTACACCAATACTAGTAAAGTTAGCAAACTTTTTATGATCATAATTTTCAGTAGGAACAACGGTTCCTGCAATAGCGACTCTAAATCTATTTGCATCTAGTACATCTAGGTAATAATCAGCACCAGTTTGCATTCCAGATATTACAGTGTCACTAGTAAAATAATGTACTACTTCACCACTCTTAAATCCATGATTTCTTGCATAAATGTATGAATCATATGTATTAATTCCCGCTCTGTTTCCAGTGCTGTTGGCAGAAGGAATTTTTACAGCTCTATTGGAATATCCCTGTCCTTTTTCCTTTACATAAATTGTACTTATAGTATTTTTTACAGTAAGACTCTCAATTGCGTGGAAACCAGAACTGATTGCAGTAATACTAATCGTGTTAATTCCTGCTGCAGCATCTTGTGGAGTGCTGTGAAGTTTTACAATTTGTGTAGTAGGTGTAGAAACATAATAATGTGAGTCACCAACTAAACCACCAATGTCTGTATTTTTATTGCTGTTATAGATTACTTCTTCACCAATCTGAAGATTATGATTTTCTCCAAAATTAATTGTGTTTGCGGCAATATCAATTCCAGGTTGAGTTGGCTTGAATTGAAGAACTGTTCTTGTTTTTATTAAGTTTGATTCTAAAACGCAACCCGTACCGTTTCCACCAGTGATAGAAATTTCAGGTTTACTGGCATATCCAATACCAGATTTTAATACTTTAACTTCTTTAACAGATCCACTGACATTAACATGTGCTTTACAACCAGATCCCTGAGAATCAACAACTTCTAATTGTGGTGGGTTAATAACATCATAATCTTCGCCAGAATTTGTTACCTGAATATCAGCAACTCTTCCATAAAATACATTTTCATCAAATAATGTTGGAGATAAAATTTCAACACCATTTCCCAACATACCGATGTAACGGTTATCAGTTGATCTACGGTTTTTATCATCGAAGAAATTCTTTTCTTTGGATAGATTAAATTTCTTGAATAATTTTTGATTTTGAATATTTTTATTTTCGTAACTTGCTCTAAACAAATTACCAACTACTCCACCATTAGGAGTAAATGAAACGTGTTTGTTTCCAAAAGAATCTGCCTTACTGAAAGATAATGATAAATTATCCTTATCAATAGAACTTATGAAGTAGAATCCAGTGTCAACACCGACAGAGAATGCATCTGTTGGAACAAAATATACATTTTCTCCGTCATAAAATCCATGATTGGGAGAACTAATGATCTCACTAGTGTTTATACCAGCTACAGTCAATGATTTTCTAGTGTCAGATGCAAATATCTGATAGTTTGGTACTCCAGTAGAAGTTACATAAAAATCTTTTTCATCTGGAGTTATGTAAGTATTTTGAACTCCCGTTGGAATTTTTGAAATATAATCAAAATTACTTAAGTAATGACTTCCTTTTAAAATTCGTTTAGATAAACTAATAGAATCTGCAATCGGATAATTTTCATTTGTTATCTGAATAACAACTTCTTGACTATATTTTCTCGTTTCACTGGTAGGTGGATAAACAATATCAACAATAGTTCCGCTAGAAGTTCTAGACTGGTTGTCGGAAAGACTTACTGGTTGTCCGATATAGAATATAATTGAATCAAGTAGTTTTACACGGAATTTATTGGAGTCTACTTGACCAATAGATTCAATTGCATGGTCTGTAGGAATATTGTATATCCAACTATTAAATTCTCTAAAATCTCTAAGGTCTTTACCAAATCCTGAAAGAGAAATTACGTCATCTACTTTTAAATTAGAAGTTCTACTAAAATTAATATCATCGACAACATTAGTAAGCAAGAAGTCAACTCTAGACGTTTGTCCAAATCCAATATAACTATATGCAAATTTATCTTCAACAATAGAAGAATTTACTTCCAACTCTGCACTAATTCCTTGGCAACCCAAAAACTGATTAACAGTTTTATCCGTGTAAGAAACATTAATGTAATCATCAGAACCTTTTGGTTTGATGTGTACATTGCCAGATTTTGAAAATCCAACGGTAGAGTCTACTATAATATTGTCAGAGCCTTCTGGCACGTCCTCTAACAGTCTTGTTTTACCAGACGCCTCGAACAGGTTGGAGAAGTCAGAAGAGTCCAAGGAAACCTCATAGAAGTCCCTTCCATCTATAGGTCTATATTCGATGTTATAAATCGAAGATGATACTGTACCAATACCTGAAATATCTTGTAGTAGAGGATTCCCTTTAATTAACAGTGGATCTCCGCCACTAACTTTTTCTAAAAGAACATTTTTTGTAATAAAATAATTATTGTCAGACGGGACCAACATGAAGTCCTGTGGTTTAATAATTTCAATGTCCTCTCCAAAAAGGACTTTAAAGAGAATTTTATATGAAGTATCAGTTCCTTTAGCTCTATAAAAATCTTTTGCGCGGGTTAGAATATTTTGAATATCTATTCCGTCAGTGAATTTTCTGTTTTCAAATCCAGGTAAAAATTCTGCTTTAAATTTAATAAAAAATTCTTGTAGGAAAAGATTACTCAGATTGTAAACTAATGATCCCGCAGCATGATCATCGGAATCAGTTGATCTGAAACTTAAGAATTCAGTTTTTTCAGCAGATTTGATGGAGTCTGTTCCACTAAAACCTCTACTACAATTTTCAAAACTAGTTGCGGTTTTAGTTTGATAGTGAATAATTTCATTATCAATTTTAAGAAGACCATTTTTGTCGGGCCAACCCAAAGTACTAGCTACTTGAATAGTATCATCAATTGAGGTAATATCTGTCAAAGAAGCAGTAGCCGGAATTAATTGATCAACCCGAAACTTTTCAATATTTTTATATTCCTTTAAATTTACCGCAAGATCAGCTGCACCACCCTTAAAATCTAAGGATTTGTAATATTGTTTAAGAAAACTAGTGAAATTAGGAGCGTCCTGAAGTAAAAAATCAGGAATCTGAGATTCGATAATCTCGTTGATGCTAACTCTCTTTTCTGTCATTTTATCTTGTGAACTGTCCGTTTAGGTAACTAGATGTAGGAACAAACAATGTTGCAGCGGTATTCTCACCTGAGGTGATGGTATCCTCCACTGTATTTACCACAGAATTGCCAACGTCAATTTGAAGATATAAATCTTTCAATCCGATAATGTCATTGGATTCTGGTACTGCTTCCACTTCAATAACATTATTATTTAACGCAGTAGATGTTATATTTACAACGTCTAGAAGTATCTCTCCTTTGACGTAATCAATTTTTCCCGCATTTACCTTAACGACTGAGGGAACATTGTTCACAAGTTTAAAGAAAAAGACTCTGCCAGTGTTATCACTAGTGGCGATATCACCCATGTACAGAGTATCATTCACACCAGATATTTTAAATCCTGAAGATTTAATAGAATATCCATCTTTTTTAATATAGATCTTATTACCGAAACAAATTTCATAAGTAGCAAAAGTATTAAAAGCAGGAGACATGTCTCTACGCATTCTTACTTTTGTAATATTGGAAGTAATCGCTTGATCTGTATCGTCAATTAGTGCATTAATTTTTGAATACTTAACTCTTCCACCAAAATTATTAGTGTCACTAGATTTTCCATAAGTTGTTAAAGTATTAAGTACTTTTGTTCTAATTAAGGAAACATCTGAAGTTTGGTTTTTATTATAATAAATTGTAGTATCAAATTCAACAAACAAATACTTAAGATCAATAAGTTCGGGTTTAATGCCTGCAATAGAGTATTGTTTTAAAGATCTAGAAATTTCTTCCTTTGTAATTTGAGAAAGAGTGTTTGCTCCTCTTGGTTTGATCGAAATAAACACTTTTCCGTATTCTGGAGGATCTAACTCCTCACCCCCGTAGGCGGTCACAGAATCGATGTTAGTGAAAATGTATGGAATGAGTCCTTTATAGTCTGCCGCGGTCACGGCACGGAACTGTGAGGAGTATACACGGGGTGCCAGGTACTTGATCGAGTCTAGAGTCTCAATATCGTCTCCATTTTGAGAGGCAGAAATTGTTCTTAACGCAGAAAGTCCACTTGTAATTGGATTTGCGTTATTATCCTTTAAAATTCCTGAGAAAGTGAAATTTACCGCTCCATTTCCTTCTTTACCACCACTAACAATATAAGAAACTTCTATAATTGACCCAGAAGCGGGTTTTTTACCTAAAATTCCGTCTCCAAAACGGACTTCATACTTTTGATCGGTAACTTCTTCCAATAAAAAGAGTCTTGAGGTGCTATCCACGTTCAAAATATCAGTGTAAAGCGTATATTGCTCAGTTACATTGGTTTTTACAGCAACTCTTATTGTTGTAGTGTCAATATTTGCGTTTGGAAGGATAAATCTTTGATTGGGAATCGAAGAATCGACCGTAAAAGTGTTTTTTACAAAAATTCCTTCATAAATTTCAATATTTTCAAAGGTAGCTTGACCTTGACTGTCTACTAAAGTAGTAAAATCTTCAGGAATCGAGTAAATGTATGAAGTATCGGTTAAACCACCCTGTGCAACTTGTCCGGCTTGAAGAGTAACCGTTCTAACATCAGTACTATCGGTTAAAATGATGTTAAAAGCGACTCTTGCTCGTGCAGCACGAACAGATCTTGGTGTATATCCAATATTTCTCGCTAATGCAACAACATTTTCTCTCAATGTTGCACTATCAAGGAACACCTCGTTCACTGTCATGTTCGTATTGAACGCAGTGATGTACGAGTTGTACGCTAATAAGTCAATTAAGACTGAAAAGTTAGATCCTTCAAAGTCAAAATCAGTAAAATCACTACTGGATCTAAGGTAGTCTTTAATTTGAGTTCTTAGATCGTTAAAATCTAAGTTAGTAAACTGATTGAAGGACATTAGATTCTAGTGGGTTCTAAGATAAACTCGATTTCTTGTAATGGTACAGGTAATCCAACGATGTCATATTGAATTCTGCAGTATAATTCTTGAGCATCTTCTTCAAAAGTCACATCTACTCGCACATTATCAACTCTAACTTCAAAGTTTCTTAATAAAACTTCGATTCTAGACTCCAAATTAGCAGCTAGAGCAGGTGATCCTAACTCAAATAAAGAATTATCGAGGTCAGTACCCAACAAATTGTTGAAAAACCGTTCACCGATTCTAGTTTTCACTAGATTCATCACAGATTTCTTAATAGCATCCTCATTTTTGACAGATAATATGTCATTTGTCACGGGATTTTTCGCAAATGAAAGACTAATATCTTTAAAACTGCGAGATGCCTTCCTATATTTAAAGGAAGAATTATCTACGTCCCTAAGTCCTAAGGCCATTTGGTGCTATCAAGAGGTCTTAATATATGTATAAGACTATTCAGGAGATTTATATTCCAATGACTCAGCGATCAGTGCTTTTTTTGCTTCATATGGACATGGATTTTTGATTTTTTGTATTAATTTCTTATCGTCACCCAAAACTTCGTCCAAATATTCTTCACTCCAATAGTTATAATAATCAGTCTTTGCTAATTTTTTACGCATTTGTGCAATCTTTCTTCTTGATTGGCACAAAATAATATTAAGTTTTGAATTATTTGTCTTGACTCCATTGAGATAAGTGTTTTCACATGCTAAGTCTTCAACAAACCAATAAAGTGGATACTTCTCATTATACTTTGTAACCCACTTATGAACTTTTGCAGGTTTCCAAAAATCTTCGACAATAAAAATGATGACATCATACCCTGGTTGGGGCACAATATCATCAATTGGTGTTTCTTTAACTAAAGTATCTGACCCAGATGCATAAGGGCAAATGGCAAAACCACCTAATTCTTTGTGTTGAACAGAAAGTTGTTCAATCCATTCATGGACATAAGATTCACGTTCAGTCATTAGATTATCCTGCTGCTAAAGGTGATGCAGTATTTTTCTTAGTTTGAGAACGTGCTTTAGCATTTTGTGCAACGTCATACTTTGCATCCAAAGTTCCTTCTGGAGTTGCAGGTGGATTATCTCCTGGATTTGGTCCTTTTGCTCCCATGATACACCTTTAAAATACGTTACAGGTATTTATCGACCTTGACCTCTGTATGCCTTTTTCTTGTTGTTACGCGAAGTTGCTGAAAGTTTAGTGTTCGCGGAAGTTCCTTGACGAGTCTTCTTTGGTTTCCCAGGAATGAAGTTTGCACCAGAGAGACCCACTTTCGACTTAACTGCCATAATTAAAATACCTTAGAATACGTTTGCGATTTTTTTGCGGTTTTTGACGCGCCGAAACGCGCCGATTTTTTTATCAAAGAAT